TGCGCTGTCCAGACGCGGCGCGTCAGGTATTGGACCACCCCCCTCCCCTCCAGAGGCCCCTGAGAGGCTCTCCAGTGGACGCCATATTATGTGCTAGATTATCGGCGTAGTCGTTGGAGAGCCTCTCAGATCGGCTTGTATTAGCTCCTGCGCAACCTGTCCCGCTTGGTCTTGGCGTTGTGGCATGGGTGGCATAGTGCCTGTAGGTTCTTGGCGTCATGCCGAAGCTCCCACTGCACACGCACCGGGATGATGTGATCCACCATGTCAGCAGGGGTGGCCCTGCCTGCAGCCATACAATGCACACACACAGGGTGACGCCTGCGGTAGGCCTTACTGATTGAGCGCCACACCTTGCCTTGATAGAACTTATTAAGCTGCACACGCTCATCTGTGACGGTGTAGGTAGAGACGGCCTCCTGTGTACAGGGTGGGCATCTGGTGCCCTTGATAGCCATACCTGCACACATAGGGGTCGCACATGCAGCAGGGGCCGCTCTAGGCACTGTGGGTCACCCGGTCCCACTCTGCAGGGGTGGCATCGTTAAGCGATCGGGGCACTGCATTAGGCTGCAGTATCTTTACGATCTGCAATGTTCTCAGGCATAGATCGTCAAGGCTGCCATTGTTATCTAGCGTGTAACAGGGGGCCCATGAAAGGCCAGCCTCAGAGGAATGCTCTGCGACGGGCTCTGCAGCATCCCTGTTGATACGGATAACAGACCCGCCGTTATTTAAAATCCACTGATGCTCGTTGTCATACCTGAGATCACTGATTAAAACGTAATCGACATTGTACTGTTTGAACTCTTGCAGCTTTCTGGTTGCGAGTTTGATCCAGATTTCGGGGTCTATTAATTGGCGGCCCCATTCGTCGCCGAGCAGCTGCATCATTTGGCGCGGGCTGGCTGCGAGATCATGAGACCAGTGCAGCGTTGTTTCTTTAAATGGACGTTGTTCAAAGTCAGAAACATTGCACTCTAATATTGAAGCCACTGCAGCTTTGATTGGATCGGCGAATGATAGATCTCGAAAAATAGCGTCGGGCTGGCGATGTGCGATTTGAGACTTTATTTTCGCAGCTGTGATGTCTTTTCCTGAGCCTGCTGGCCCAGTCAATGCAATTATCTTTGTCAATGTAATCTCCTCAGATTCTGACTGAAAAAAAGCCCGAGGCTTTGAGGTCTCGGGCATCTTTAATGAAAGGCGGTCAGACTCCATGCAAGTCTGGCCTATTCGGCGAAGGTTAGGTGTAGCGGGGTTCTCTGTGGAATACAGGCTCCGAATTAAGGGCCATTGCAGTCACTTAGGACATCGACGTGGTTGCAACATGTAAAATCGATTCCTCCTTCTATAGGGAGGGTTTGTGTGACCGATCAGATCTCTGGGAGATCCAACCATTGTTCCTCGTCCGGGTTAAATAGCCGGATACGCCTGTTTTCGCTGTCGTAGTCGTCCTCGCGAAGGATGCGAGCCATTTGAGCCTGCTCGAGGTAGTTGGTTTGTCCTTTTGCTTTGTAGGCTGCCACGACGGCTTCCCACGCCTCCTGAAAATAAAAATCCTCGCCGACCCAGAACTCTTTGAGTATGGCGTGCGCACCTTTAGGACCGCAGCCCATTAGTCCCTTGTAGCCATCAGTGCTGTCACCCATGAGCACCTGCGACAGCCAGAAATTATTGGCCTCCGACTCTGTGGTGTACTCTGGCCACGCCATGACATGTGGCCGCAAGTATTGAGCGTCCGGGAGCGTGAACATGTCCTTGTCGATTGAAACGATCACACTCTCCGGGATCTTTCGATGGAGCATGTGAAACAAATCGTCGCCCTCGAGGTAGTCGATTGAAATATGGTCATAACGTGCCTCGAGTGCTGTGCGCAGCTCCCCATAGCAAATAGGCTTGGGCTTTGCTTTGCGGTTCATCTTGTAGGAAGGCATGACCAGCTTGCGCCAGTTGGTTGAGTTTTTAGGTGAATAAACAAGGATGACTGAGTTGCAGCCAGCCTGTCGCATTTCCTTTTCAATCTGTTCCTCAGCTTCGGCGATTGCCGAGCTAATGTCAGTCCAGATCTCACCACCAAAATCCCGCTGTGCTGATGAGCTCGCAACATAGTTGATGACGTCTGCGTCCAGCAGCGCCACCTTGTCGATTGGTTCCATTTTTGTCTCCTAGTGTGTGTCGGCCCATGAGTTCCCGACCATGTGTTCGCCAGCGAGTGGACACCTGAGCTTCAGAGTGACTCCCGCCATTTCGATTGCTTTTGAGAATGAGCTGCCGAGGGTTTCAGCGATGTCCGGTTTTGCAGTCATCTGGACCTCATCGTGGACGTTAGCGACGTAGTTCCACCCGACAGGCATGTGGTCAGCATCGACCAGCCCGAGAGCAGGCAGGACGTTGAAATGAAACTCGACGAGCGCCTGTTTCATGACGACGGCACCAGCACCCTGCAGCAGCGTGTTGAGAGCTGAGTGCTGCCCGTTGGTTGCTATCTTGCGACCGTCCAGACCCTTGAGCCACTTCTGCCGTTTGTCCCGTTCCTGACTGACAGCGATGATGTTCTCGAGCCCGGTGATACCTCTGAGCAATTTGTCCCGGACGACCTTCCCGTTCTTGTGGTTGATTGCCTTGGGGGATTGCCCTGCTCTTTTCGCATCGTCTGACAATATCTCGGCGAGCTTCATATTTCCGGCCCCATACAAGTATGCGTAGATCAGAGATTTGGCGCTGTTTCTGTCATAGAGCCCGGCGAGTCTCTGGGTCCTTGAGTGGGCATCGGTGCCATCCGCGTTGTTGCCGTGGATGACTGCCTCGGCATAGCTGCCACCGTCCCAAATAGCGAGAAATGACGCCAGCATCCGCAGCTCGAGACCGGAGGCATCGCAGCCGACCAGTTTGTCTCCTAGATCCGGGACCCAGACCTGACGCATCCGGATGTCCTTTTTGTCAACCTGAGCCATGTTCGGGTAGAAGTGCGACATCCTGTGAGTACGGCAGCCACAAGATTTGACCCGACCATGCACCCGCCCATCCTTCTCGAGCTTGAGCCATCCATTTTTCCCGTCAGACAGCTGGGACAGCTGCTTGGTCACCCTGAAATACCGAGCCAGCGGCGTAGCCTCGGGGACGCGCATGTTCTTCAGCACCGACTCGTCGATCTGAGCCATACCGCTGGGGGTGAACTTGCTGGGTTTCCATTTCTGGTACTTGCTCGTTAATCGATAAACGATCTGCATCCGCGATCCGGCATTGAATACCTGCAGCGCAATTTTGGTGTAAGGTGCTCCAGCGACAATCCCCCGGGTCTTGTTGCCGACCTTGGGTGTCGTTGTTTCAATGTTGGCCCAGCGATGCTGCTCGTGTGCCCAGTTACCTTTGGCCGGGATGTACTTCGGCGGGAAAGTGTCCTGCAGATCCCGCTCGATCATGATCGACTCCTCGCGCAGTTTGCTCTCGAGATCCCGAGCAGCATCGAGGTCCAATCGAAACCCGTGAGAACTCTGCAGCGCGAGACACCAGCCGGTCTTGTGCTCGAGGTCTATCGCCTGACGCCAGTCGATTTTGTCATTCACCAGATCAGACTTGAGTCGCAGCTGCAGCTCCCTGTAGATCCGGATATTGATCTCGACGTCGATTTCGCAATAGTCAAACATCTCTTTAAATACCTCGGCCCGTGTTTTGTCTGGCTCTGGTTCCATCATGAAATTTTTGAAGTCACCTTTCGGTGCTCCAAACTCTGCGCCGTAGGACTTGATAGCATGTGATCGACGCTCAGGGTCTAGCAGCTGCGCGACGATTAATGAGTCCCAGCACTGCTGCAGGGTGATCACGTCCGGGTGTAGCTTTCTAAGTGCCCAGAAATCAAACCCGATGAGATTGTGGGCGACTACCCTGTCAGCCTCTTTGAGGCGCTGCAGGCCTTCAGCCAGCGATGGGTAGTCATCCGAATAGTCGGTGTACGTTGTCACCTCTCCGGTGACCGGGCAGCCGATACCGCAGGACCAAATAGTGGTCATGGTGTCGACAAACCCGTCTGTCTCCAAATCAAAAATTAATGTCTTCATGGTGCCTCCAGTTTTGGGCGGTTGCTTTGTGGAAAAAAAGGGCCCGGAGGCCCTTGATTGTTTAGCTGCCGATGTCGACCATCTCGCAAACGCTACCCGTACAGGCTAGGGTCTGGCTGCTGGTCGTGGTGTCTTCTTTCTCGAACTCTTGCAGTCCGGTCCAGTCAATACCTGTTGGCATGATTGCCAGTGCGGCCTCATAGACTTCCTGAGTGCACTCTTGATATGGCGCTTGTTTGTAGCTGTGATCAGAGTGAGGCAGGAATGACACGCCTGACATCTCATCGAAGTGCTCGAACACCCACGCGCCGACCTTCATCCACTCATCGTTGCGGACCGTGATGGTCACCGAGGGTTTGTGCTCACACCAGTGGCGCTGATACATCAGCCAGATCTCCAGCTGCTTGATTGCATCGAGGTCGTCCCGGGTAACAGCTCCATCCGGTGCTTTGGTTGGAAAACTGAACACTGTCGTCGGTCCACCCATTGCACAAGGCTCGTTGGGGATACCACTGGCAGCGAGGAACTGAGTGAGTGGGTCCTTGTTGTCACCACGCACGGTCCGGATGTAATAGTCCGAATGTCGCGTGTGGATACCTGACGAGCTGTCGACCAGTTGGCTGACAGTTCCGCTGGGTTTTACAGCAGTGATTGCTGCCGAGACCGGGATGCCGAACTCATACGCCCAGACCTTATTGGTCGCAATTGCCACATCCTTCAGCTCCTCGAGGATCTCAGCAGCATCATCGTTGAGACTGATTGCCCTGTTGTCCATGATCCCTGTCAGTGATACACCGAGCAGCCGCTCCTCAGCGGTGTTATCGGTCCAGCATTTGCGGAGATATGGAAAGTGAATCAGCGTCGACTGGATGGTCCCCAGTATCGAGGCCAGCCTCACCTTGTTGGCAAGTTCCTCACGGGTGTCCTCGGGACGTGCGACGACCTCGGTCAGGTTGCAGAACTGATAGGGACGCAGGATGATCTCACTGCAGGGATTTGTGCCAAATTCACGCTGTGGATCTCGACGGCCATTCTTGGCTGCCTGCTTTTGAGATGCCGGGCGACTAAATAGACCACGCTCGCCTGACTTAGACTCAACCAGTGCAGCCCATTCACGCAGGAATGTCTCCATGTCTGGCTTTTCGGTGTAGCAAACCGAGTTGTTCGCGAGGGCACGCTGCGGGTCGGTGTTGTACCACTGGCCCGACTTGGCGTGACGCATACGATCATCAGACAGATTGCTCAGTGAGATCATCGCAGAACGACGCACTCCACCGCAGACAACAACCTCACCGATCTTGCACATGATGTCGTGACATTGGATCGAGGTCAGTTTTGTGCCGACCGCTGATTTGAATGTCTCGCATGTGAATCGGAACAGGTCCTCGAGAGGCTCAGGTCCACTCGCTCTGCCGCCGAATGTCTTCAGCTTAGTGCCAGCCGGGCGAACCTGCGACACGTCCCACAATGGCACCTCGCCTGCGTAGAGTAGAGAGATCAATTGACGATAGGCCTTGGCCCAGCCCTCTTTGGAATCTCGGACCACGATGGTGCTCTGACTGTCAAACATAGAGTCCGGCACGTCCGGCAGCTTTGAGACATATTGACGCTCGACACTAAAGCCGACGCCTGTCCCACATAGCAGGATGAACATCGCCTCGTCGAATGACTTCGGGTCATCGATAGGTAAATAGCTGCAGTTGTAGGCGCAGGTGTTGTCACGATCCATTGCGTCGCCTGCAGTCATCAGGCCGCGCATCGATGGCATGACATTCAGGGTGACGATCGCCTCGCGGATTTCGTCGTGTGTCTCTTGGTCAACTTTCCCGACGACCACGTTCGCCATGTAGCGGTCAACGGTCTCATCCCATGACTCCCTGCGATTCTCTTCAGGGATCCAGCGGGCGTAACGGCTCAGGGCGATGTATTTTTGGTATTCAGACATTTGTGTCATGTGTTGCGTTTCCTCATTGGTTTGGTTTTAAAAAGGGACATCATCGAAGGGGTCAAAACCCTCGGCTGATTGGGTTGGTGCGTCTTGTTTGTCGTGGTGTTTCATGCGGCCAGTCGCGACGTCGTACAACAGGTGGCCTGCTGGTCCTACTTGCCCGAATGGGCGGTTCTTCAATAGCCGGATCTGGGCGATGTCGCCCTCCGTCTCAGATTGCTGATCACGCTCGAGAGCGATGCAGACATCACTCAGCTGCTCGAGAGCTGCGGAGCCTCTCAGGCTAGTCAGTGAGATCTGTGCGCCTTCGTTGTAGGACTTGTCCCCGGAGCCTCGTTTGATATGCGACACGGCGATCACGCCGATCCCGGTGTTTTCACATAGGGACCGCAGTTTCGTCATCAGCATGTCCAGCGACTTCCTCTCGTCGTCTGTGCCAGCACTGACAACCATGCTGACGTGATCGAGCACCACGAAATCACAGCCCAGCCCGACAGCCAGATAGCGAATTTTCGAAAGTAGTTTGTCGATCTCGGATGATCCGAAACTGTCATAAAAAGCCGAGGGGGCGACGACCTTTTCAAACGATGTGTCCCACTGGTCCTGCGTCAGGATCGTGGGCTCCTCCATGAGGTCACCGAGGGGCACGTTGTTGTCGATGGCGACCATTGCCTGCGCTGTCTTGGCGACACTCTCCTCGAGCATCACATAGCCAACTTTCTGACCGTGCTCGACTGCGAGGTGGTAACCGAGCTCCCGGGTGAATGTAGACTTCCCGATTCCTGATCCGGCGCAGATCATTACCAGCTCCCGCTTGCGCAGTCCTCGGATCATTGAGTTGAGCTGAGGGAATGGAATGGCGTTGCCTTTGGGTGTGACAGCCTGCAGCTCAGCGACCGTGAGCTCATGCCCTTGGACAATGCCCTCGGGACTGAACAGCTTGGCGTTGTAGACTGCGTGCTTCAGGTCCGAGACCCTTCCAGCCACCAGCATCTCGTTGGCGTCCTTGAGTGGTAGCTCGGCGATCTTGCACTTGCCGGGTGACAGCAGCGCAGCGATTTCCAAGGCTGCAGCACGCCCGGGCTCATCAGAATCCAGCAGCAGGACAACCTCGTCGAAGCCCTCACAGAACTCGAGAGACTTCTTGACGGCCTTGACGCCGCCGCTGCAGCCATTTGGCAGACTGACGACAGGCCAGTCCGGAGCGACCGTTGCATAGCTGAGAGCATCGATCTCGCCCTCGGTGATGACTAGTCGCTTGCCTGATGTTTTGCATTTGTTCTGGAATATCAGACCGCCAGCTTTGAGGTCGCCGAGGACCCTGAAGTCCTTACCCGGCAGCCTGAGCTTTTGGGCAACCAGTCGGCCCTTGCTGTCAGTAATTGGGGCGATGTGGCAGGGCTTGCCCTGATACTCCCCGACGGAATACCCGAGGGCCCGACAGGTCTGCTCGGAGATGCCCCGCTTTCTTAGGGCCTGATAGTCGCCTTTTATAAAGTTGGTGATCGGCACTGCGGTCGGTCGCATATCGATAGTCGATACAACCGGGGGGTCCTCAAGATTCACATGCGTCTCACACGCAAAGCAGAACGAGTGGTCCGAGTAGACGGCATTCGCGTCCGATGACCCACACGCGCTGCAGCTGGTGTGTTCGATAAATATTGATTCGATTTGTGTCTCCATTGGTGCCTCCTAGTTTTGGCGGTTTGCTTTTTGGTTTCGGTATTTGGCCCAGCGCCGGTGTTGAGCGTCTGAGGTCTTTTTTCTGCAGGCTGCGGATCTTTTGCGCCCAAAGTTGGGGTTGTTCTTGCCGCTGTGCTTTTCGCTCAGCGATTGGCGGGTTTTCTCCGAGTAGATGCGCCCCACGGAGCCACCACTGCCACTATTTGTGAGGTTGTACATTTGCGGATGATTGGCAGCATCGAGGGCGATCAGGAGCCGCTCCTCTTCCTGCTGGTGGTCGCTGCAGTAGTGGAGNATTTCCTTGTANAAGTTGTGGCGACCATATTTTTCGATCGCCTTTCTGAGGGCAGCGCCAGATCCAAGATAATTCGGATTTTTGCCACAATGGCTGCCGACATAAAATCGGTGGGTGATTCGGTTGGTGGTGCAGTAGACATAGCTGATTGGTTTTTGGTCAGACATGCGAAAGCCCTCCAAGGGCTGGGAGCCCTGAGAGGGTTCGTGGTGTTTACTTAATGGATCGAGGGGATTGGATTTGTGAACTCGTTGCGAGCTTCAAATTCCTGATTGCGCCAGATTGCAAACTCCCGGAGCGTTGGACGCTCGGGGTTCTCTAGCTCCTCGAGATGCTTGATGAAATCGGAGTAATCACTTGCAAGATCCTCGACCTCGCAACTTTGATCAAATATTGACTCAGTCACAGGCCCTCCTTGTCGCGGTCTGCTTGCTCGCGATAGAACTTTTTGAGATCGTCAGTCGACAGGTCATCGACCGCCACTTTCAATGGTGATCCTGCAAACCATGCGCCGATATAAAGAAGAATAGTGCCGAGCACTAGCACCAAAATCCCACAGAACATGATCGCGTTTCCGAGGATGTTGCGCAGCTTATTACTTAATTCCATCAGCGCTGTCTCCTTTGAATAAATATCGGGCGTACTTCTGGCCCGTGATGTCCCGTTTGAAGTCAGTGGATATTTTGAGACCTGCTGCGCGTAGTCTGCTGATGTTGCTGGTGATCGATCGGACCTTGTAGAGCGTGGCGGCTTCGACTGCTGTGATTGAGCCAACTCGACGGAGGTGATTTTCGAGACTTGAGTCTTGTGGTTGCATGGTGGAATCCTTTTTGGTTTATGTAAGTTGATAAAAGGTAGAGCTCAAGGTAATAAAAGTTGCTAGGCCTAACATGACTGCTGTCGCTCTGATGTACCTCGGGGCTCTGTGGTCTTTCTGGTTCAATGTTTCTCTTTAACCTCGTATAAATAGACATGAGACCCGGGGGCCTCACTGGTAATGGGATCGCAATACCTTTTAAAGGCGTGGAGGCTGACCACCTGCACGTCGTCATTCCAAAATGTTCCCGACTTGGTCATGACGTCCATGACGCCTTTGACGTAGTTGTCCACATCTCCCCGGGGGTGTTTTAGCTTCCCGCTTTTGGGTTTTGTGCAGACGGTCTCGATCAGGATGGCGACAGGTCCCGTGATGGGTGGTCTCTCGTTGTAGGTGTTTGCGTAAGGTTGCGCCAGTTGGCGAAATTCGGTGTAGGGTTTCCCGAAATAGGTCCCCCATTTGGTGACCCGTGGCCTTGATGCTGGCCGAGGTTCCACCGGGATTGCGAAATATCGAACATCGTCCGACTGTCTTCGCATTGCTCTCAAAACACTGGCGACTGACTTTTTGACAGCCCCAGACATTGCGGACCTATAGGTCGTCGATGTCGATGGGGCTACCTGTGGAAACCGAAACCTCGAGGGCTTCAGCATCACTGTCAGGGGTGAAGCCGTCATCTTCGCCGAACACCGAGGCTGCGTTTCCGGGACCATTGCCACCTGCGTTGTTCTTTGAGATCAGCTTGACCATGTCGAGGTAAAAACTGACGCCCTTCTGAGCTCCGTTGTAGGCTTTGGCAGCTCCTGCCACTCGTATGGTGTCACCGGACATGATGACGATGCTCTCAGGCAGCGGGTTGTTCTTAGCGTCAACCATGCTCGGCTGCCGGACTGACTTCATGGTCATGTAGATCATTCCGAGATATTGCTCTTTCCCTGATTCGTCGCCGTCTTTCAAGGGGTTGTGAAATCCCGGGGGAATCTTGTCGCCGAATTCACGCTGCGCGGCGTCTTTAATAGTGGCCTTTAGCTGACCGACAATTGGGTCGTCCTTTTGAAAGGCGACGGTTACCTTGTATTTGCCGTCGGAGTATTCCGACCCGGTGTCTGGCTTGTTGAGCCATGCAAAGTGAGCGGTTCCGACAGTGGTGGCAAAATTAACGTAAAGGGATTTTTTGGTAGACATAGAGATCTCCTCAATGGTGTCTGAGTGGTTGGTTTTGGTTTGTGGGGTGTTGGTTTAGTAGAGGTAGTAGTCGGTGGTGGTGACTAAAAGAACATGGCCTTCAGTAACATGAGCAGCACAAAGGCTGGAGGTATCCAGCTAAGGTCTGACGTCGTCGACTTCTTCATTGCTTCACCATCTCGATGGTCCCATCGGGTCTGACCCAATAGGGTCCAGCTCTGGGCCTAGACAAAGAGCTCACATATTCATCAACCGTGCTGATCTTTGCCTTCCGGTCGATCTCTGCATTTGTCATATCTATCATTCGGGGGCTGCTTGGTTTATTCATGATTACTCCTTGACACACTGTGTGTGTCTTAGTGACTTAGAGACTGGGGGGTCCTCTATAGGGCGGGGTTTTGTGACCGATTGCTGCAGACCGCATTCTGGCTGGGTTTCAGAGAGGCAAAAAAAAGGCCCACGAGGGGCCAAAGGGGGTTTTCTAGGGGTGATTATTTACAGCGCACGAGCGCCTCTGTAAGGCACGCATCATAAAGGGGGGTGTCTACTATAAAAGACTGGAGAGCTTCGTTTAGATCGGCATCTGACATCGCTCTGACGAGTTCCTCGCGTAGTTCTTGGATGCTCATGCTGCACCGACCTTGATGCTCAAAGCATCCGAAGGTGTGGGGCACGGGTTGCCTTTTTGTGGACGCCCTTCCCACACTGCCGACTGGTCGACCAAAATGTTCAACCAACGCCGCGTCAGGCCGTAGTAGCTGACGGATCTGTAGGTGCCCTCGCCGTGGACGTCGTCGCTGGCGATGATATTGAGGGCGCTGGTGCCGTTTGGCATGATGTACTCAATGAGGGCCTTGTGCTTCCAGACAGCGAGCACGATGGCCTCACGGTCCAGCTGGTTGCGGTAAACATTTAGTTCGTCGTTGATCTGTAGCATTTTTGTCTCCTGATGGCCCCGGAGGGCCTGTTGTCTGTTTAGCTGGCTTTAGCGATTGCGAGCACTAGGTTGTGGAACTCATCGTCGCAAGTGATGAGGCTTTGATTCTTAGCGAAAATCGCGCGGTACTCAGAACCGCCGACCATTGTCTTGATGAGTCTGTCGAAAGTTGCTTTTTGCTCGTTGGTCATAATGTCTCTCCGGGGTTAGTAAGTCACTGTAGTATGGGTATAATTATAGCGACTTTTGGGGGCCTGTCAACAACTTTCGAATGCAAAGTTACTGTTTATTTACAGTGCAGAAATTGATGATGGCCCCGGAGGGCCGTGTGATTGATTAGCAGAATTTTGCGAGGTAGTTTGAAGTCGAGCGAACTGCTGCAGCCTCAGTCTTAAAGTGGCGGCCTTTATAGTGATTGATCACTGTTTTGTATCCGTCTCTCTCGATGCGAACGATTAGGGCATAAAAGCTGCCGTCTGAGTCTTTGCTTATTGCTGCTTGGTAGTTGCTCATTTTGTCTCTCCGGGTTAGTAAGTCACTGTAGTATGGGTATAATTATAGCGACTTCGAGGGACCTGTCAACAACTTTTTAATGCAAAGTTACTATATTTCGAAATAAAAAAAAACGCATGTCTCGCTCAATCAATTGGCTCGAGCTCCTCATCACAGTTGTCGCAGTGATTGATATAGTACTTCTCCCACACTGTCGCGTCGCCGATGTCATATGAGTCCTGATGTTCTACGCTGTAGAACTCGCCGTCGAAGCGAGAAACGTCACATCGGGGACAATGGCCCTCGGGTTTTGGTTCTCCCTTCCTACCGAATATTGCGTCCCAGTTGTTAGCGAACGCGACGCGATCGCCTGTGCGTTGTGCGGAACCCTTCCCGCCGTGGTTTTGTCCGTGCATTAGCAGACTCCCAAATTGATGCAGTCGTGATAGGCCTGATTGCTGGCCCATAAATAAAGGCCCGCGATCAGCAGGCCGAGAATGACCCGGGGAATCCCCGGGGTGTTGGTTTGGTTTTTCATTTTTAAGTCTCCGAGATGGTGTTCTGAGGGCTTCTTCGTAGGCTGTGAATCTCATGCAATCACCTCCACAGCGTTTGCATCGAATCCGCTATTCGACAAAGACTCCTCGAGAGTCCCGACGCCGCCAGAAATAACGAAGTTACGAACAAACTCGCGAAGGGTTTCGCCGTGGTCGCCGAGCTCGTCCCTGTAGGCCTCGAGCTGCTCCACGTCCACGTTTAAAGTCATTTCGATTTTGATCTTCATGCTGCTGCTCCTGTAATGCGTGCAGTTTGCCCAGCAGACAACTCTGCCCAACCAAAGCGAGCACACATGTGAGATTTCCCGGTCACGGTGTTGTGGACGATGTCGCCGACAGAAAGTGAGTGCAGCGGACGCAGTCGAGTGATTTTTGCTTCGCTCTCATCTGTCCACATGTTCATGCCGTGAAAGGCCTGTCCTAGATCGGTGAAAGTGGTCTCGCAAACCTTGTCGTAAAACTGCTCGTGCTCGTCTTCAAAGCGATCGACGCCGAATACTGAGGTCTTTTGCTGCGCGACAAATTTGGGAGATTCCCATGCGTTGCATGGGTCGATTTCGTTTTCGAGGATAACGATTTGGTAAATATTCAACATGGTGTAGTCCTTTTTGGTTGCTAGTAAGTCACTGAATGTGCGAGTATAAAAACACACACCCAGCGACCTGTCAACAACTTTGAGTTTCAAAGTCACTGAACTTCTCAACTAAAAAAATAGGGAGCCTCTTCGATCTCCTCGATTCGGTACTCACCACGCGCTGGTGGCTCTGGAAGGTCCAGACCGCTCAGCTCAACCATTTGCTCGTGAAACGCTTGGATCTGGTCCTCCTGAAATATCTCCAGAGCTGAGAGTCTCAGGGCTGCATTGAGGTCCTCGATCGCGCTGGCGTGCATTCCATAGCTGTCGTGAATCATCGCAAAATCCGTGTGCCCTTCATTCGCCATTTTCTCAACGGTCAGCTGCAGCAGCGCCCCATCGAAACTGTGGATAATGTTCGGCGCACTCGATTGAGCCTGTCTACGAGCATCGAGCCCGAGTTTCTGGTCCTCCATGTGCAGGATGACGTCGCCGAGAACAGTTTTGATCTCCCGCTTGGACGTTTTATTGTAGGCCTGAGTCACTCGCAGCCCCATCGGGGTGGTCCATGAAAGGGGCAGCTCAGCCTTGGCAATGATGCCGCTCACATTTTGGAAGTAGCCCATTATTTCCACAGCCTTGCCGTTTACTGATGTCATCGCCTCGAGGATGCAGTCGGTCATGTAGACACTTGCATCAGCCCGGCTCGCGCACTCAAAGTCGTTGCAGTGCTTGTCGCCGACCAGCTGCTCAGCAATTCCTCGAGGCGTCACACCGTAGGGCACACACATCACAGCACGTTTGACCAGTCCACGACTTTTGCCCGGGTTGTCCTGCAGCCTTTGCAGCCATTCTGCGGCGATCTCAGACACTCCAGCCTCGCGGGCTAAGATTGACAACACTGACTCAGCAACGGTGGCATACAGGTCAAATCGATGGTCCTTGGCCGTGCAATTAGTAGCCTCAGCTCCGACCTGATCTTTGCCCAACATGCTCAAAATCTGCATCCCGTTGGTCGTGCCATCGATGGCAACCGGGATATGTGAGACGAACGACGTCGGGTCACCAGACTCATGAGCTCTGGCGAGCTCTTTTGCAGCGGCAAGAAACAGCAGGGGCTCGGCAGCGTCGGTCCACTCTTCGTTTGTTAGCGGGTCCGAGGCCACCCGGATCATCAGGTCGAGGTTAAAGGTTGCCCACAGCTCCCGATTGATCAGGCTCTCCTTGTCCTTGCCATAACAATTGGCTGCGTGAATCTTGAGCCACTTCAGGCCAGATGTCCCGAGCTCTTTTCCTTTGGCAAACATGAGCAGGGCCTTCGCAACCTGATCACCTTGGGGCGTGAGCTCCTTGGGGTACGGATACAATCGACCGCGAAAATCTGCAAAATGTGGAAACGCGAACTCTGGATGCTGCGCCATTTTGTGAGCGATCTCTATCTTTCGACGGAATGCTCCGTGCTTTCCCCGGGCGCTGGCAATCTTCTCGATGGCGTCTTTGCGTTTTGCATGGTAGGCGCTGCGCTCAGTTTTATTGAGTGCGGCATAGGCGTCAGAGTTTAACGCCGGGGTGACCTGATGACAGGCCTGCGTGACACCACCGACCTCCGCTCCGGTCCCATAGAGCATGTCGACAACCATCAAAATAAACGGGTTTATTTTCCACATCGTCGCCTGCACATTATTGACGGCGCTCAGGAATCGCTCCGAGGCTGCTGTTTTGTCAGCTGAGGTGTGTTGCATTTGGTGGTTGCTAAATAGTGGCGACTCAATGTGGTGATAACCTCCCCGAACCTTTCCGTCTACGTATGCAAACGGGACCGGAGCAATTAACGTCGGCAGCATATAGGGGCTCTGCAGCTCCGCAAAATCCTCACACGTTTGATATTCAGACCACGCCTCCTCGGTCAAATAAAAAAATCGCTGAGTTTTCCCGAGCTCTCTTTTCGTTTCATAGTTAAACAGATCCGGGTTTGCTGCGACGAGGATGTCAATTATTTTAAAGCCGATTTTTACAACGTCGGTTCCCCAGTCTATGTTGGCGTAATTGTCGAACTTCTTCTCCCACCGGGCCAGCTTGCGATTGTTGATTTGACCCTTTGCTCGGGCGATTAAAAGCTCCGCATATGATTTTTTGACTTGCTCACCTTTATCGTTGAGCACACCAATGGAGTCAGCTTTTGACCTTGCTTTCCAGTTTTCAAATTTCAGCTGCTGGCGCAGAGCTTGTCCGATGCTTTTGGCCAATCGGTTGAGCCCGGCTTTTCGTGTAAGCATCGAGGTCTGTTTGCGTGATAGTCCTGAGACGGTATCCGAGGAACCCTCGGAGCAAAAAGCGAACGCCTTGTTCAGGGCGATGACAGCGGTCTGCTCAGCTGACACCAGCCCGATCATGTACACCCAATTGTCAACACCACCGCCGTGCGTGTTGTTGAACATTAAATCGTCGACCTCACGATAGGCCTCATTAATTGCAGCGATGGTCCGAGGTAATGCGTTGCTGATTAAACGCTGGCCACCTGTCGTCCCGTTCATAGACTTCTCGACCATTGCTTTCTGGTACTTGGCAACACCCTCCTCGACTTGGTGGTTTTCCCATCGGATTTGCTTTTCAAGCATTTCGACGCTAATTGTTTTCGTATTCATGATGGAGCTCCTGTTGGTTTCGATGTGGTTTTACTTGACATTGTTATTTTATTCGGAAACAAATTTAATGAGGTGTTAAAACTGTTGCCGTTTTCGCAAGATAGCAAGTTACTGCACACACTACAAACACCTGTGATCAGGAACTTTGAAAGTATTGAAAATAAATATTTAAGGCATGACGAAAAAAACCCCGAGGTCTTACGATCTCAGGGTCGGGGTGTTGTACTGTTTAAATTTATCTGTATCTATTCGCGCTTAAAAGTGGCAGCGGCCTCGATGATCTCCTTCATGAGCTGCAGCCGGTAGCCTTTAAAGTAGAGCTTCCCTGTCATCGCGTCGCCCTTCCCGGCCTCATGGCCAACCAGCCACGCAACCTGCTGCTCAGTGTACCCAGCTCGCTGGGCCTCTGTGATAAAGCTCACCCGGAGGGAATGAAACACAGTCTGTCGACAGTTGAGGACTTTGGCCTTCGCTTTGCCAAATCGTTTTGAGTAGGCCCCGACGTTGTCGGCGACATTCCGGCAAAGATTCCAGCGCGGTTGCTGCTCGAGGACGTCGGCGAGTAGGTGCTCAGGGATTGGGATCATTCGGTTTCCGGCTTCAGTCTTTGCACCTTTATAGTCGGCGCTCTCCTCGAGGACCAGACAGTGGATTCCTTCGTGGATCTGCAGCTGCGCGTTGAACACCTCAGACAGGCGCATCCCGGTGTTTATAGCGAGGACTGCT